GTAATGGGATTACCTGACTATATTTTAACTGACGAGGAAAAAGAAATTTTCTTAACATTTAAAGAAATTAACCCATACGAAGTAGTTCGCCAAAACGGAATTAGACAAAAATACGTTGACCAAGCAATTTCACTTAACTTAACATTTGATCCTTCGGATTCACCAAAATACATTAGTGATGTGCATAAACTAGCTTGGAAAGAAGGTATTAAAACTTTGTATTACATGCGTTCAGAATCAATTTTACGTGGTGATAATATTTCTCGAGATGATAACTGTGTTGCTTGTGAGGGGTAGATAATTTCATATGTATAACTGTAAGTAGTTTTTTAAATTGTTTTTGTTAACTTTTTAAATTTAATTCAAACAATGAAAAATCTACCAAAAGAAGAACTATTAAGTCGGATAGAAGCCATTAATAGAAGTAATGCTCTTATTTACTTTGACCTTAATGGTATTATATTAGGGGTTAATGATATCTTTTTAGAAGCAATGGGGTATGGGATAGGTAACCATGAAGACCTTATTGGTAAACATCACAGTATTTTTGTATGTGAAGATTATTCAAGATCACTTGAATATGAAAAATTTTGGGACATCTTAAGAAGTGGAAAGTACTATACTGGAGAATTTGAGAGAAGAAGAAAAGATGGAAGTCTAATTAATTTGCAAGCTACATATAATCCTATTTTTGATGAAAGTGGTAAAATAACTAAAATAATGAAAGTTGCTACTGACATTACTACAATTATTAAAAGCAAAAAACAAATAGAAGCAATCGATAGAAGTACAGCTCTTATAAGTTTTAATATTGATGGGTTTATAACAGATGTAAATTCTATATTTTTAGAAACTATGGGGTACAAAGCCAATGAAAAAGATAAAGTCATTGGAAAACACCACAGTGTTTTTGTTAGCTACGAGTATTCAAAATCTGATGAGTATGCTAAGTTTTGGGAAAGTTTAAGAAAAGGTAAGTACTTTGATGGAATATTTGAAAGGAGAAAAGTAGATGGATCTACTGTTACTTACAAGCATCTTATAACCCTGTAATGGATAGTAAAGGCAATATTACCGATGTAGTTAAAATTGCAACTGATATTACCGATGCCGTAAACAACAAGAAAAAAATAGATGATCTTACTAAAAATTTACAAATAGAGCTAGATAACTCTGAAAAACTTAAAAACTCAATAGAGATAGAAAAAAATGCAGCTTTGAATGATTTAGATGTAATAATGAAAAAAAGTCAAGGTGAGTTAATAAAAATAATTGTTAGGGTTGCATTAGCTGTTATAGTTGGAGTAGGAGCTGTAACTACAGTATTATACTGGGCTGCTATTATGACAGGACAAGACACTCAAATCATTGGATCAACTTGGAGTAATATGTTCAGTGTATTGTTAACTAATGCATTTTCAATAGTTGGAACGATTATGGGAATTAAATATGCAACACAAGAAACTAAAAAATAATAAATTATTAAAATTTTTTAATATGTATAATAAATAAAACGTGTCATGTACGGAAGTGGTGGGATAATGATGGTTGTTGGTATATTAATTTCTATAGCTACTATTGCTGGGATTGTATGGTATGTCAATAGTCAAATTCCTAAATATTTAAAAAAAAGAGAGTGGTTAACTAGATATGTTGCTCTTATTCTTGCTGCTTTACTTGGTGTTTTTATAGTTGATATGCTAATAAGTTGGGATGTTAAACTTATGAATGATGAAATGAGGCATGACTTATTTGATTTAATTAAAAATATTGTTCTTGTTGTGTTTGGTTATCAATTTGCAAGTAACCAATCTAATAATAACGATGATGTAGAAATAAAATAATAAATTATTATGAGAAAATTTTTTAGAGAATTGATTTCGGATGATAATCATATCAACGAACAAGCATTTGTAGGAGTAATATCGTTTTTTGCAATGGTATTCGTATTACTAGTTGATGTAGCAACTGGTATTTGGAGTAAAGAATTAGTTATTCAAGAATTCATTTTTGATGGATTTATGATTCTTACTTTAGGTGCTTTTGGTATTACAACAGCTGGAAGAATTTTTAAATTGAAAAAACAAGTAGAAGAAAAAAAAGAAGAAGAAAAAAAAGAAGAAGTTACTAACGAAGAAGAATTAGGATAATCATGGTACTAAAAAGAGGAGACAACAACGAAACAGTTAAAAAAGTTCAAGCAGTTTTAGGTGTAGAACAAGTAGGGAATTTTGGCCCTAAAACAGAAGAAGCAGTTAAAGCATGGCAAACTAAAAATGGTTTAACAGCAGATGGTATAGTTACAGAAGCAATATTATCTAAAATGGGTATTGTAACAGCAGCTAAACCTGCAGCAGCTACTAAATACACTAAAGAACAAGTTGAAACTGCAGTAAAAACTAAAGGATATAAATGGTTTGAAGGTGGTGATTATGTATTAAACATAATTGGAGTTCGTAATTCAACTACTGGACAAAAAGTAACAAATGTATTTGATGATCACATTACATTATCCTATACAGTTGGAGGCGAAAAGAAATTCCATTGCTGGCCTGCTACTACAGATCCTGGAACAAAAGGTGTAATGCAGTACGGAAACAAAGCTGGTGTTGCACGCCTAGTAGAAGGACAATATATTGATTCTCACATTATGCGTTTACATGCTGGAAAATACGAAGCATTAGGTCAAAATAAACCAGTTAAAGTATTCCGTGATCCAAATAAAGACATGATATACGATGAAAAGTCAATTCAAGAAGGTGTATTTGGTATCAACATACATAAAGCTGGTGCAGACTCGACATATGTTGAAAACTGGTCAGAAGGATGTCAAGTGTTTAAACGTTCTGCAGATTTTGAAGAATTTATGGCGATTTGTCGTAAAGCGAAAGCAACAAACGGAAACAAATTCACATACACATTAATTGAGTCAGCTGATATTAAATAACAAGTCATGGCAAAGATTAAAGAACAAGCTCTTAAAACAAAAAAAGACGTTAAAGTTTCAAGGCCTGGTGTGCATGCTAAAACTAAAATTTCTAGATCTAAAAATTCTAAAAATTATAATAAAGCCTATAGAGGACAAGGACGATAAATAAACCTAACTATCTAATAGAAAAGCTTGGAAATCATTTCCAGGCTTTTTATATTTTAAGTACTATGAAAGAAAAATTTTTATCTTATTTTTTATTATTTTGTGCAGTAGGTTTATCGGCAACTGCTGCTTATTACAGTGTTTTAGGATTATCTGTTTTATTTGCTAGTGTAGCCATACCTGTTATGGTAATGGGCTCGTTTTTAGAGATATCTAAAATAGCAATAGCAACTTACCTACATGATCAGTGGAAAAAAACATACACTGGGTTAAAAATTTATTTAACAACAGCACTTGTTATTTTATCATTTATAACCTCGTTAGGTATTTATGGTTTGTTAACAACAGGGTTTCAAGAAAACATTGCTAAAATGAACATTAGCGATAAACAGATTGCAAATGTTGAGGTTAAAAAGAAACGGTTCGATGATATTAAAACAGAGCTAACCGCAGAAAAATCTACCTTAGACAAAGACATATCCCAGTTGCGAAACGCTTTATCTACAAATACAACAACTCAATCAGTAGATAGAAAAACAGGACAAGTTACAACCAAAGCAAATACAGGTAATAGAAAAGCATTTGAATTACAATTAAAAGAGGCACAAATTAGAAGAGATACTATTTCTTCAAAAATAGATGCTTTAAATGATAGTATAATAAATTTAGATGTTCAAGTTTTAAACATGGAGTCTGAAACTGAACTTGGAAACGAACTAGGTGCTGTAAAATATGTAAGTGAGCTTACAGGAAGTGATGTAAAAGATGTAGCAAATTGGTTTATATTACTGATCATATTTGTTTTTGATCCTTTAGCTATTGTATTAGTGATTGCAACAAATCAAGCATTTAACAATTTAAAACCAAAATTTAATATCTACAGCGAACCTAAACCTATAGAACCAGAACCAACCCTAGAACCCGAACCCCAACCAATAGATCATTCAGTTAAAATAGCCCAAATAACCCAAGAAATAAATAAAATACAAAGATCAGGGGCAACCGGAAGAAAAATAGCAGCTGCTATTGAACCTTTTTTTATATTTAACGAAAATTAAGGTTATGTTATATAAAACGAGTGATCCTAAGCTTATATTAAAAGAAATTAAAAAGTTACAACCCCTTAACTACAATCAATTTATGTGGTGGAGACGTTTTGCCTCAAAAAACAAACCATTACCTAAAGGAGCAACGTTTTTACAACGTATTCAAAACAAAGAATTTGAATTTTCACATTTTTATTGGCAAGCTCAATTTTGTGAACTTGAAATCAATCAAAAATATCAAGAATACAGAGGTGATATTCAAATATTGAATGAAAAACATAGTGTTGATTTTGCTCGTAGAAAACGCTTGTGGGAAGATTTTAATAAAACTGAAGTTGATTTGCTTGCTGAATTGAAAAAAGGTTTTTTACGTGAATTTGTAATGACAGGAGAAGAATATGAAGATCATATTACAAATTTTAACGGCACAACCGAAGAATTTTATATGTATTGTTTAAAAACATTTGACCGCTCTGGTAAACCTGTTGAAAGGAGAGGTCGCCCACCTAAAAATAAAACGTTATGACAGAAAAAGAAGTACAGTTATTAAGATTCGAAAGAGAAGAATATGGTGATTGGGATGGAGACCACCATTATTATGCTTATGAAATCACAAACGGAATGTCCTTTATTTCAAGCGCAAGTGATGAAATTGGAGAAGATGGACAATGGTATGTAGATGTATTTAATACACAAGATCCAATCCGCTTTTGGAAATTCGAGGAAGTTCAAAATCTTCTTAATATATTAGAGAAACATCTAATAAAATGACAGTAAAAGAGCTAATAGAAAAATTAAGTGAGTTAGACCCTGAATTACATGTTTTTACCCCTGGCTATGAAGGTGGATACCACTACGCAGAAATTTCAGAAATCCAAAATGTTTGCCTAAATGTAAACACAGCTTGGTATTATGGACCACATGATAAACCATCAATGTGTAACGCAACTGAATATGAACAAGTAAAAGGAATAGTACTATGATAAAATGGTTTGAAATGAACTTTGGTTTTTTATTTATTAAACCAAAACGACGAGTAGCATATGCAGAATATTTAAGAAAAAAATACAACAATGAACAATATTGAACATGCTTATCTTAAACTCCTTAAAGACATTTTAAATAACGGAGTACAAAAACAAGATAGAACAGGTACAGGTACATTAGCTGTATTTGGAAGACAGATCCGACATGATATGAAACTTGGTTTCCCTCTTATTACAACCAAGAAGATGCCATTCAGACTTATTGCAACAGAACTAATGTGGTTCTTGCGTGGTGATACGAACATCAAATACCTTGTTGATAATGATTGTCATATTTGGGATGGTGATTGTTTTGCTAACTATGTTAGAAACTTTACTAAATACGTAGACTCATTACCTGAAGATAGTGAAACAGAATTTATTATCAATAAAGATAAATTCATCAACAAAATCAAAACAGATGATGAGTTTGCTAACAAGTGGGGTGAGTTAGGTAGAATTTATGGGGCACAATGGAGAAGTTGGGGGAAGTATTTGGCCAATGGGTATAATTTGTATTTTGACCAAATCACAAACCTAATAAACGACCTCAAAACAAACCCAGACTCAAGACGATTGATGGTTAATGCGTGGAATGTTGGAGAATTAGACCAAATGGTTCTTCCACCTTGTCATTATGGATTTCAAGTTTATACAAGAGAGTTGAATAGAGAAGAAAGAGTTGATTTGTATATTAAAAAGTATGGAGATACAGGAATGGATTATGAAAAATATAAAAATACCATCCCAACTAGAGCAATCTCTTTAATGTGGAATCAACGTTCAGTAGATACATTTTTAGGTTTACCATTCAATATTGCTTCTTATGGCCTACTACTTGAAATTATTGCAAAAGAAGTGAACATGGTTCCTGATGAATTGATTGGTAACTTAGGTGATACACATTTGTATTTGAATCACATTGAACAAGCAAAAGAACAGTTAAATAGAGAACCATATCCATTACCAAAACTATTTTTCAAATACGAAAAAGAAACATATATTGATAATTACGAGTTAGATGGTTTTATATTAAAAGACTATCAAGCACATCCACACATTAAAGCACCATTATCAAATTAAAAATGGAATTACTAAACTCACACCCAATTAAAAAATCCGATTTAGGTTTTCACGGTAACCTATTCGGTGGCAAGCTACTAGCATGGATTGACGCTTCAGCAGCAGGTTACGCAATGCAATTATGTGATACACCTCGCATGGTAACAGTTTCAATTGAGCAATGTAATTTTGAAAGACCAGCTCGTGAAGGTCAATTAGTTAAAATTTACGGTTGGCCCCAATCTATTGGGAACTCTTCAATTAACTTATATATGGAAGCAAGAGCCCATAACGTCTATACAGGTAATCAAGCTGTTGTTTTAAAAACACATATCAAGTTTGTTCATATAGATGAAGAAGGACATCCTATACCACTAGGTGAAAAAGCAAGAAGTAGGGTAAAAAATCTTTTAGTTGAAAAATCTAAAGGAGAACTTGGAAAATAGAATATTTTTTTGTATATTGTATTCATAAAAATAAAAGTTATGACGAAAAAAAGATTAAAGTATAGGTTTTTAAGTTATTTAAGAGGTATGAATGTGCTTTGTAAAAAACCTGTTGAAACTTCAAAACGTATTCGAGTTTCAAAAACTATTTACCCTGATGGTGAAATTGTAGAACATGGTAAAATTAAAAAATTACCTGAAAACAAACATTCTTTTGAATCTGAATTACATGTTTGGAAAGAAATTCATAAAGAAACAGTAAAACCAAATAAAAAACAAACCCCTAAAAAATAAGTTATATGAAAAATGTTATGAATAAAGAAAAGTTAATGGAAATAGGAAAAAAAACCCTTAACTATGTTGTAGTAGCAGGTTTAGTAACTGCAAGTTTTGGAATTGGAAATTATATGGGAAAAAATCAAAGCATTAAAAAAGAGGTTGCAACAAACCCTTACGCACATGCTTATTCACCTGAAGAAATTTCAATTGCTGTAAACGAAAGTTCCGAATTAATCATGATAGAACGTGCTACTGGGAAATACATTGTATACTCTGATCAAATTGGCCAAACAATTTTCAGTATGTATGTAAGTCGTATTAAACAAGAGGGCAATGATATTAAATAATCTAAAACTAGGTGTTGTGGCAGTCATATCGGCTGCCACCACTGTTACTACTGTAGTTCAAGTCACTGAACCAGAGGTAAAGCAAGAAATACGCATTCCAAAAATAATCCAACGCGATTTACCTTCATGTACTCAAATGTACAACTATATTAAACTGTATGCAGATACATTTGATATTCCTTTACGTTTTGCTTTTGGAATAGCTAGTGCAGAAACAGGGTATAGAGGACCGTTTCATTGGAACTACAACCATGCTCAAGGTTCAAGTGCAGGAGCGTTAGGCCCTATGCAAATTATGTTATCTACAGCTAGAAGTAACAACCATGACAATGTTTCCCGTGAACGTTTACGAAACGATATAGAATATAATGTTAGAACATCTATGAAAGTGCTTCGTAAATTATATAACAAGTATGGAGATTGGAAAATAGTATTTGGATGTTACAACACAGGTAGACCATGTGTAAATGGATATGCTCATAAAGTTTATAATCATAAAATTAATTGGTAATGAAGAAAGTAGTTTGTATAAATGATAAAAACTTGCCTTTAGGAGCAGCTCTAAAAGAAGGTCAAGAATATGAAATAGAAGAAGAATATATTAACCCGCTAGATCAGCGAGTTTACATTATAAAAGGCGCAGTAAATGAAGGAACTACAAAGTGGGGCATGCGTTGGATTGGATACAATGCTAATAGATTTTCTACTTTAGATAGCGTGGAGGTTGAAGAAAAAGAATATATGTTTGCATTAAATTAATGTTATGAAAAAAATAAAAATATCACACGAAGTACCATTTTGCCTGCTTGAAAAAAGTAGAGACTTTAACGATTATGACTATTGTTTACCCCATTTAATGGATGAAAACGAAGAATATAGAAATTTCTTCTACGAATCAAAGAAAATGGGCCGCTACATTGTAATGGACAATTCACTCCATGAACTTGGAGAAGCATACAACACAGAACGTTTATTGTATTGGGTAAATGAAATTAAACCAAATGAATTTATTGTACCTGATGTCTGGGAAGACAAAGATGCTTCAGTTAGAAATGCAAGACAATGGGCAACGGTAGAGTTACCTGAAGGAGTAATGAAAGTAGCTGTAGTACAAGCAAAAAACATGCATGAAGCTTTACTTTGTACTGTAACTTATAAAGATTTAGGTTATAAAAAGATAGCATATTCATATGGTGCTTCATACTACAACGATATCTGTCCTCACCCAAATCAAGATTTAGGTAAAGCAATTGGACGTTTTATAATGGTTTCATCTTTATATGAACAAAGAATTTTATCAAAATTTGATCGTGTACATTTGTTAGGAACTGCATCTCCTATTGAATTTGGAATGTATAAAAACATTGAATGTATAGAATCAATTGATACTTCAAATCCAATTATGGCTGCAATTGGTGAAATGCCATATACACGAATGGGATTGTATAAAAAACCATCCGCTAACATGAACAAATATCAAGATGCAAGTATTGATTTTGTCAATGAAGATCTTGTAAATTTTAATGTTGAAATGTTTAGAGAAATAAATGGACTCTAATTTGGAGTCCATATTTTTTCTTCTTATATTTATGTAAAATAACAAGTTATGGAATATTTAAGTTTATATGATTACCTAGGAAAACCAGCAGGTGGACAAATAGGTGCACTAGTAGCTGTAGAAGCTAGAAAACAAGGGATTGAAATTAAAACTAGAGAAGTTGATAACCCAAAATACACAGGTATTGTACATTTATACCCTAAAGATTTCTTAGAATTTTGTTTTAGAGAACCAGAATCTAATCAAATGGAAGATGTTTTACCTAACCAAATAGAAGATGTTTTACCTAAATGGCATGATTGGACTGGAAACCTTGATGATGATGAATTACCTTTTTAATTATGGATAAAGTAACAAAACAAGAATTTGAAAAGTTTCGTGAAACTTGGAAAGAAGAATGGTATGCCCATTGGAGACTTTTGGACATTGACTTTGAAATGTATATGTTAATGAGAGGATTAACAAAAGAAGAATTTAAAAAATTAAATAGCGAAATATGGCAAAACACGTAGTAGTATCCTTATCTGGAGGGATGGATTCCTCCACATTGTTACTTCGTTGCTTGAAAGAGTACGATACAGTAACTGCACTTTCATTTGATTATGGGCAAAAACATAGAGTTGAGCTTGAACGTGCTCAATCATTAGTAGATTATATTAATGAAACCTATTCCCCTATCCGTTACCGCCAAATCAAATTAGACGGACTAACAGATCTACTTAACTCTGCACTTGTAACAGGTGGAGAAGATGTACCTGAAGGACACTATGCTGAAGAAAATATGAAAGCAACAGTTGTTCCAAATCGAAATAAAATATTTGCCTCTATTGTTCAAGCAGTTGCACTTTCAATCGCTGAAAAAACAGGTGAACAGTGTGATATTGCACTTGGAATACATGCAGGTGATCATGCAATTTATCCTGATTGCAGGCAAGAATTTAGAGATGCAGATGACCATGCCTTTAGAGTAGGTAATTGGGGTTCTGAAAAAGTAGGTTACTTTACACCTTACCTTGAAGGTGATAAATTTACCATTTTACAAGATGGAGAAGTATTATGTAAAGAGTTATTTTTAGATTTTGATGAAGTATATTCACGAACAAACACTTCATATAAACCAATCTTTATCCCGGGTGAAGGAGATTCATGGATAGAATATAATCCACTAAAAAATGGAGTTATGGCAGAAAGAGGAGGATGGTTTTCAGATTATAAATCAGCTTCATCTGTTGAACGTGTAGAAGCATTTATTAAATTAGGAAGAAAAGATCCTGTAATGTATGCTGATGAAACAGGTCCTGTAAGTTGGGAACATGTAGTAGAAGAAGTAACAAAAGTACTTGAAAATCATGAAGGATAGTTGTATTATAGATTGGGAATTACATCAAAAAGTTATGGCAAAGAAAAAAACAATTACATTTTGTACAGGAATAGGTTTAAACATGTTCTTTCCTGAATATGTTACTATTGAACTTCCAACTACAATAGGTACAGTAATTAAAACAACAAAGAAAAAAGATGGCAAAATTTAACTCAACAAAATTATTTGACGGATTTAGTACATGTTTCCGTCAATGGAAAGCAGATGGTACTCACTGTAAATTTTTACATGGTTATGCTGTATCATTTAGAGTATGGTTCGAAGGCGAATTAGATGAAAGAAATTGGGTATGGGATTTTGGAGGTATGAAACGTGCAAAAACACAAATTGCAGGTATGTCTCCAAAAGATTATTTTACATTTTTACTAGACCACACTACAATTGTAGCTATAGATGATCCATATTTAGAGAAATTTAAACAAATGGATGAAGATGGTGTAATTCAATTAAGAATTTTACCTGCCACTGGATGTGAAAAATTTGCAGAACATTTATACTATGTAATAAATGCATTCTTGAAAGAAGAAACAGATGGTAGAGTTAAAGCCACTAAAGTAGAAGTATATGAACATGAAAGAAACTCAGCAAGTTATGGAGAATAAAAGAATAGAAGATTACAATAAAACACTCCCAATAGTAGAACTATATCGATGTGTACAATCCGAAGGTAGCCGCTTTGGTCGTCCAACTATTGCAGTACGCACAACAGGATGTACCCATCGATGTTATTTCGGTGAGGGTGGCTGGTGCGATTCATGGTACACTTCAATCCACCCAGAAAAAGGTACATTTACCTTTAAGGACATTATTAAAATATATGATGAAAATCCTCACATCAAGGAAATGATGTTAACAGGTGGTTCACCTACAATGCATCCTGCACTTGTAAATGAACTAACTCATTTTGCTCATGAAAGAGATATTCTTATTACTATTGAAACTGAAGGATCCCATTTTGTTGAAACAGACTATCCATTGGGTCTTATTTCTCTTAGTCCTAAGTTTAGCAACAGTGTCCCCGTGGTTGGTACTACTACACCTCTTGGGACTATTGTAGACCAAAAAATGGTAGACCAACATAATAAACACAGACTAAAAGTTGACATTATTAGACAAATGATGAATTACCACACAGATTACCATTACAAACCAGTTTGGGATGGGAGTTTAAGAAATTTAAATCAAATTGAAGCCTTCCGCCTATCACTAGATATCCCAAAAGATAAAACATATATTATGCCTGCAGGAGATACTCGTGAAGAGCTTATTAAAATGTATCCAATTGTATTTGAAATGTGTGCTGAAAAAGGATATAATATGACAGGAAGAGATCACATTATTGCTTACGATACTAAAAGAGGAGTTTAATATGTATACAGTCACAACAACATTCGGAGATTATCAAATCAATTATATTATAGTAAAATGAAACAAATTTTATACTTTAGCGCACCATGGTGTGGACCGTGCAAAGCATTTAAACCTTTAATGGAATCAATGCAAAACGAAATTCCGGTTACATTTATTGATGTAGATTCATCTCCACAAACAGCAACCCAATATAACGTTCGTTCTGTTCCTACAACAATTGTGATACAAAATGGAATGGAAATAGGCAGAGCAGTTGGTGCTAAATCAAAAGAAGAAATTCGAGCACTATATAATAGATAATTTGGAGGAGCGAAAGCTCCTTCATATATTATAGCAAAATTAAAGTTATGGGAAGAGGCAGACCTTCTAAAAAAACCGCATCTAAAACACCATTTGTTCGAACAGGTAGACCTGCTTCTGAAAAAATTGTTACTTGCGTTGTTTATAAGAAACCAACAGGTAAAAAACATTACCTTAACACTTATGTAAATTTTGGTGTTGACACTATTATCACCAATAGAAAACATATCCCTCTTATCTCAGATGATTATGAAATCGTTGAGATAGGTGTAGGAAAATCGTATATTGAAAGATATAAAAAGCAATTTAACATTAAAGAAATAACAATTAAAGATTAATATGTCAGAAAACAAACGTAAAAAACAACACGACGATTTAGAGTGTGTTCAAGTAGGTTTTGCAAATGGGATTGCACCTGGTTTCCCACTTACAGAAAGAGAAAAATGGGATATGGTAGAAAATGCTGCCTATGCTTATGGTAAATTTTTAGATGCTCTAGGTTGTGATTGGAAAAACGATCCAAATTCACAAGATACACCTCGACGCGTAGCAAAAGCATATGTATTTGATTTATGGAAAGGTCGTTACGATGCAATGTCTGAAATTACATCTTTCCCCTCTGATGGTTACGATGGAATTGTAATTGAAAGAAACATTCCATTAACTTCAATGTGTTCACACCACCACCAAACAATTGGAGGAGTTGTACATGTTGGTTATGTAGTTGGAGAACATGGTAGAGTAATTGGCCTATCTAAACTAAACCGCATTGTAGAATTGTTTGGTCGTAGAGGTGCTATTCAAGAACAATTAACCTCAGCTATCCACAATGCTGTAAACAAAATCTGTGAAAATAATAGAGGTGTAATCGTTACAACTGTAGCAACTCACAACTGTGTATCTTGTAGAGGTGTTAAACATCAAGGTGCTTCAATGGTTACAACAAAAGCATCAGGTGTGTTTATGGATAACAACAATCAAGCACGTAAAGAATTTTTTGATTCATTAAAAATTAACAATGGTGGGCACCAAATTTAAAATATTTGTAAGTTGGGATAGTGTAGAAACATTTGTTGATATTCTTTGCGACCAAATAACCCAATCAGGCAAACAAGTTGAATATATATTTGGAATGCCTCGTGGAGGGCTTATCCCAGCTGTTATACTTTCACATAGGTTAGGCATTCCAATGACACAAGAATTAACTAGACAAAATACTCTAGTTATAGATGATATATGTGATAGTGGAGAAACATTCAAGGAACTCTTTTTAAAAAACCCAGACGCTATATTTGCATGTTTACATTTTAAACCCCACACTTCAGCATTTAACCCAAATTTTGCAGCAAATATATTCCCTTCAGACAATTGGATAGTTTATCCTTGGGAACAAGATGATTCAGATACCATTCAAGACTATTTAAAATGACCAAAGAAGAAATACTAGCTATAATAGATGCTGAACTGCAAGGGAATCTTATGATTTTGATTGATCCAAAACAAAAAGACAGTTTTTCCCAAATGCGAATTACCACTTGGAAAAACACAGTAAAAGAAAGATTGTATCACCATTTAATAGAAAACAAAAAATGACACCACTAGAAAAAAAGCAAGAAGAATTAATTGAATTATTAAAAGGTCAAGCAATAGATCTTTCCATGATGTCCAAAATTGAATTTGGAGATGATGTAATTGAGAAATGGAATACATTAAACGAGGAAATTAATGACCTAAAACAAACCTATGTACCATTTGTATCAGAAGTTGAAGAGTTCAATGCAGTTATGGGAAAGCCCAATAATTATAACCCGGTCATTCCCGATGAGAAGGAGTGGATGTTTGTCTATAATTTTGTCTTGGAAGAGCTCGAAGAATATAAACATGCGTGTGAAACAGGGAATATTGTTGAAATTCTTGATGCTCTATGCGACATCACGTATGTTTCCCTTGGGAACGGTGCTATGCTACATGGTCTTAAGGATAAAGTATGGCCCGCGTATCAAGAAGTTCAAGCCTCGAATCTTAGCAAAGCTTGTACAAGTGAAGAAGACGCACAAGCGACAGTTGAAGCACGTTCCAAAGAACAGGGCGAACCATGTCACTATGAAAAGGTTGGGTCATATTATATCGTCTATAGAACACGTGATAAAAAAGTGATGAAAAATATAAATTACTTTAGACCTGACCTAAGTAAGTTTTTCTAATATGTATAATAAAAACCTAAATAAAATGAACAAAGAAACTTTACGTATGCAGATGTTGGCTGGAATAATTACTGAAAGTCAATATAAATCACAATTAAATGAACTTGCTGGCCCACCTCAGAATTGGATGGAAATAGCAAAACCTTATTTTAATAATGCTGAACTTAGTGTAATAGAAAATCCTAGTATTACTTTTAGACCAAAAGCAGATGTAGGAGAAAAAGGCCCTCAACTAGGTTATACATTTGGTTTTGGAGATAAAGCTTCTGGAGCGAATATAATTTTTTACCCATATGCTAATACCCAAGAAAAGAAATTCCAAATTAGCCTAAATAAAATGGATAAAGCAAAAGCAGCAGAATTAGCCAAAAAATTAGCCCCTGAAATTATTAAAGCAGTTTCTACTTCCTTACTAAAAGATCCATCAGCATATACATCAGGTGCAGGATATGAAAAATCTGCTACCCCGGAAGAAGCTAAACAAGCAATTGAATTCTTTACAGCTGCTTTACAAGGAGAGCCAAAAGAAATTTAATTTAATTTTTAATAAACCTTATAGAAAAGCTTGTCTACCGACAGGCTTTTTCTTATCTTTAATTAAAATAAAGTTATGTACCAAGCAGTTTTCTACAATAGATTACCCGGAGACGATCAATGGCATTATTATCTACGTGATGATAAAAAAGGCATTAGTTGTTTTCAATATTGGCCTACACTCTACAAGTTAGACGATGAAGGTGAATTTGAAACACTGTTTGGAGATAGATGTTCCGCATTTCAAGGCAAATACGACAAAAAAGACTCTACAATCTATGAAAAAGATTTAGATCGTGAACTTGTAATTTTAAGAGATTTATATTACAAGACAGATGAAATGCCCTCCTATCACAATACAGTTTATTTAGATATTGAGATTGAAATTTTAGGTGCACTTACCCCACAAACCATCAGAGAAGCAAATGCTGAAGTTACAGCTATTGCTTTGATTGACACTTCCACTAAAGAAAAAATATGTTTTATCTTAGATAAAGAAGGTAAAATTGATGAGATAAACCAAGATGGTAAAGTAGTTGTACCTTGTCCTGATGAAAACACTTTATTACGTAAATTCTTAAATAAATGGGAACAGATGGATCCCACAATTGTTGTAGGGTATAACAGTGATTTCTTTGATATCCCGTACTTGTACTATAGAATTAAAAAGCGTTTGGGGGATGAAGTATATCGCTTGTCCCCAATTGGAAAAATTGAAGAAAATTTATCTAACGGTAATTCTCCAATTCGTATTGGCTTAGTTAACAGCTTAGATTATATGTTGTTGCTTCGCAAATATATTATGAAAGAAGAACCATCATATAAGTTAGGTGATATTGGAACAAAATATGCTAAACTAGGTAAAATAGAGTACAATGGTAACCTTGATACTTTATTTAGAGAAGATCCGATCAAATTTATAGACTATAACATTCGAGATGTTGAGATTATAGAAGCGTTAGAGGAAAAACAAAAGTTTATCGAATTAACCATTTTGATATCCCACTTATGTCATACCCCTTACGAATCAATTTATTACAATACAGCATTAAATGAAGGTGCTATTTTAACATATTTAAAACGTAAAAACATAATCGCACCAAACAAACCTACAACCACTAACCCCACAATTAGAGAGTTAGAGCTAGGTGATCACGTTATACATCAACGAGGTACTCCTACAATTGAGGGTACTGTTTATAGTTTTGAAGACAAAGAGATTATAGTTAAAACATTTGCAGGAAAATATATTTCACGTTTCCCAAAATCGATCCGTAAAAAGGATTCATATGCTGGTGGTTACTTGCTTGACCCAATCCCTGGATTGTATTCGGATGTGAGTGACTTGGACTTTACCTCGCTATATCCTTCAATTATCAAATCACTTAATTTGGGTGTTGAAACGTTAATGGGAAGAATTGTTACAAAAGACAATTACGAGCAATACAATTCACTTGAGCAACTTAAAAAACGTGATCCTGAAGAAAAAATTCATATACAAAAATTAGATCGTAAAACTTATAAATTAAAAGATGCAAATATTCCTATTGGTCAACTCATCCAAATTATTGAACAAAATAAGTGGTCAATTTCTGCTAGTGGAGCATTTTATAGAACTGACATTAAGAGTATTGCTTGTGAGGTTCTAGAAGACTGGTTTGATCAACGAGAACACTATCGAGCACTTAAGAAAACTGCAGGTAAAGCAGAAGATTGGGCAAACTATAAGTTATATGACTTGTACCAAATGGCATTTAAAATCTTACAAAACGCTTTATATGGTACATATGCAATTAACTCATGGCGTTTTACAGATGGATTTAAAATATGCTCTGCAGCTATTACAAACAGCGGACAGCGCTTAACCAAAGAATCTATCGCTTACGTAAACCAATACATTTCAGATCAATTAGATATTGACTTAAGACAGTTTGTTATAGCATCGGATACAGATTCACTGTACATAGAGCTAACAGATTTACTTAAACATAGACATCCTGATCTAGACTACAATGATCGTGAAGAAAAGATTCAACGTTTGCTTATCTTAACAGAGGAGCTTCAAACAGTAGCCAACAATAATCTAAACAGTATCACGCAAGATCTGTTCAATATGACTGGTAAACACCACTTTGTATTAAAGCAAGAGGTAATTGCTGAAAAAGCATATTGGTCAGGTAAACGCCGTTACGCAATGTACATTGTAAACAAAGAAGGTGTTGAAATTGAGGAATTAGAGATGAAAGGTTTGGACATTATGAAATCAAACTTCCCTCCATACTTTAAAAACTTTGGAGAGGGTTTAATTAAAAACATTTTGTTCTCTAAACCAAAAGAAGATATAGACAAGGATGTAATGGAGTTTAAAAACTCAATGCAAACTGTAGAGTGGATCAAGTTGCTTAAACCAACAGGGTTAAAGAAAATGGGTGAATATATTGAGCGTAGACCTATGGCTGGTGAATTGTTCTCTAAATTGAAATTAAAATGCCCAATCAACACTAAAGCAGCTATTATCTACAATGACTTTTTACGTTACAAGAAACTTAATGTAAAATACCCTGAATTTACAATTGGAGATAAAATGTACATTGCTTATTTAAAGCAAAATCCATATCAGATTGACGTTATAGGATACAACGGATACAATGACCCACCTGAAATTACAGAGTTGATCAACAAATATATTGATCGTGATGGATTGTTTGATAGTGTAATCAGAAACAAATTGGAAGGCGTTTACAATGATATTGGATGGTCTTTAAATTTGAACCCGTTTAAGGCAAAATTTTTTAACTTTTCATAATATGTATAATAAAAACCTAAATAACATGAATAAAGAAACTCTTAGAATGCAAATGTTAGCTGGTATTCTCACAGAAGGACAATACAAAGCTATGTTAAATGAGGAAAGAGACTACATTATAAAAGATGAAATTGATGATGATGGAGACCCAGCTGAACCATATATAGAAACAGATCTTTTTTTAGAGTACCTTCATAATCTTTTATCTCAAGCAGGATATAAAATCCCTGAAGATGTTAAAGATGCTATAGAAGCAGAAGCATACGATGGTGATCTTGCTTATCTTGACTCTAATGACCCAGAAAGTCTTAGTTTTTTTGAAAATTTTAATTTACAAGATGCAATAGAGGTAACAAATGAAATATTGAGGGCTTACAAAAATGAAGGAGAATGGGATTTTTCTTATCTTTAACACATGGTAAATAAATTAGTTCTACAATCGGTTATAAACAAATACTACTTGGGCGAAAACGAATCCGTCAAGTGGAAAATCAAAGACAAAACACTTACCATTGACTTTATGTCTGTAAACAAAGAAGTCATTGGTAAAATTGTACATAAAAATTTTGATGTAGAGGACAGTGAATTGGCTATCTTTGATACAAAGAAATTCTTAAACCTGTTAAGTATTACACAAGGTGATTTAATGTTTAATCTAGAAAAAGGTAAAAACGTTTACACTAAACTACACTTTGCAGACAGTGCCTTTAACTTAACATATGCTTTAGCAGATCCTTTATTGATCGGAAAAGTAGGTTCCGTAGCAGAACCAGAGTGGGATGCAGTTTTGCCTTTAGAAAAAGAATTTGTTGACAATTTAGTTAAAGCAAAGAATGCTTTATCTGGGGTTGATTCAATGACTGTTTCTATAGATGTAGATATGCAAGGAGATAACATGTGTGTATTTACTTTTGGAGATGAAAAAGGCCATAACAACAAAATCACATACCAAATGTATGGTAAAATTAAAAACGAAAAAGTAGAGATACCATTCAATTCAGATATGCTTCGAAACATTTTAAAGGAAAATAAAGATTTAGAGGAAGGTTTTATATATTTGAGTTATCAAGGTTTGATGAAACTCGAATTCAAATCAGAAGATACTTTATGTGAGTACTATATGGTACGTAAAGAGGAGTCTGCTTTTTAATATGTATAATAAAGTATAAAATGACACAAGAACAACTCCGTATGCAAATGTTGGCTGGTATTATCACTGAAAGCCAATATAAAAACATGTTAAATGAAAATAAACTTGAAATGGTAGGATCTGATGTTGATGAACTTTTAGATGTTATTAATTTCATTAATGGAGGGCCCGTAAAATCCCCATTTAGAGATGTAGCTAGACTTAAACCTTTAGATACAACAGGTCATCAAATTGCAGATAATAAATTTTCTATTGAAGTTGAACTTGTTCCAAGTGGTAAAGTTGGAGAAAAATTACCTAATGAAGGAGAATACATTCAACAAATTAATTCATTTTTAGAAGAAAAAGGATATCAAAGTAAATTATATAAAGCCAATTAAAATTTGGTTTTTAAAAATAGTTTTCGTATATTATAGTTATAAATTTAAAGTAAGTTATGCAAGAAACAAAACGAAGAGGTCGTCCGGCTCGCGGCGAAGAAATTGATCCGCAATCATCACTTTGCACAATTAAAGATCCTGCAATGGAACCTTTCTATATTGTCAAAGATGCAACAAACTTTACCGTAATTGAAAAATCTATTTCCACTCGTGGATTTGGAGGGAAAGTTGCTACCGGTAAAGAACAAGAAAAAGTAATTGGTTATTACACAAGCTTTTCAAACGCTCTAAACAAAATCTCAAAAGAAAAATTTTATCAAAATCAAGGTGAATATTCTTCTATTAAAGAATATATTAACACTTGGGACAAAGTTAAAACAGGAATGGAAACCCTATTAAAATCAATCGAAATATGAACAAACTAGAAGCATTATTTGATGCAGTTATCGTAAAACCTCTAGAAGAGGACGGAGAAACAATGTATGGTTCTATCTTCATCCCAGATGCTGGAAAAGATAGAAATGAAAAAGGAACTGTAGTAGCAGTTGGACCTGGAGTAGAAATTGCAGGTATTGGATTTGTACCAACAGTTGTAAAAGTAGGAGACGTAGTTATCTTACCTACAATGGGATTCTCAAAATTGCAATTCCAGGGTGAAGATTATTATATTGGAAATGAAAAACAAATTTTAGCAAAAATAACAGACAATGAGTAAGAAAGTTGAATTCGGAGCAGATGCTCGTAAAAAACTAGTAAAAGGTATTGACACACTAGCAGATGCTGTGGTAGCAACGCTAGGACCTAATGGAAGAAATGTTGTTTATGTTGATAACGGAATGGTAGTTTCAACAAAAGACGGTGTTTCTGTTGCAAAACAAATTAGCGATTTAGAAGATCCAATTGAAGATTTGGGAGCTAAACTTGTTAAACAAGCCGCTATTAAAACAGCTGACCATGCTGGAGACGGTACAACAACATCCACTTTATTAGCACGTGAATTAGTTAAAGGTGGTTTAACTAAATTGAATGAAGGAGCAAATGCAGTTGAAATCAAAAGAGGAATTGATGCTGGAGTAAAAGAGGTACTTGAAACCCTTAAACAAAACTCAGAGAAAATTTCATCCGAAGAACAATTAGAGCAAATTGCTACAATTTCAGCAAACAATGATCCTGAAGTAGGTAAATTGATTTCTCGTGCTATGGAAAAAGTAGGGCGTGAAGGTGTAGTTTACATTGAAGAATCAAGAACAGACGAGACATATCTTGAAGTAGTTGAAGGTATGCAATTTGACCGTGGTTACAAATCTCCATATTTTGTTACTAACAATAACGACATGTCTGCTACTTTACAAGATGCTTACATTTTGATTGCAGATCATCGTTTTACACAAGTAAAAGAATTGCTTCAAATCCTTGAAGGTGTATCACAGAAAGGAAAATCGCTTTTGATTATTGCAGAAGATATTGATGGAGAAGCTTTAGCAACATTGATTGTAAACAAAATGCGAGGTACACTTAAAGTTGTAGCTGTTAAAGCCCCTGACTTTGGTGAGCGTAGAAAGTTGATTTTGGACGATATTGCTACTTTAACAGGTGGAACTGTATTTGACAAGGACAAAGGTATGAAACTTGACAAATTCAATTGGGAATGGTTTGGTGTACTGAACAAATTGAAAATGCAAAAACACCATTTGAAATGGAAAAATTGCAAGAACGTTTATCAAAGTTTGTAGGTGGAGTTGCTCTTGTTCATGTAGGTGGAAGTACAGAAACCGAAATGAAAGAAAAGAAAGATCGAGTTGATGATGCACTTCATGCTACACAATGCGCTCTAGCAGATGGCATTGTACCAGGTGGTGGCTCAGCATTACTTTATGCTCGTGAAGGTGTTACCTACAAGAAAACAGATTCAGATGATTTTAACTACGGTAAAAAGCTAGTTTATAAAGCATGTGGTAAACCGTTTGAAGTTATTTTAACTAATGCAGGATATTCACAATTAGATTCTGAAATTCAAAGAATAAATATAACTCATGAATCGAAATCAGAAAATGTTTGGAATGGTTTTAACCTTAAAACAGAAACTATCGTTAACATGAAAGAAGAAGGTATTATTGATCCACACAAAGTAACCAAAAATGCTCTATTAAATGCAGCTTCAATTGCAGGTACTAAAAGAAGGTGGTATGGATCCTATGATGGGAATGATGTAATATGAAAGTAGAGCAAGTAGAATACAATGAACTTATTGCCACACGAGTACCCCCAGGAGATTCCTGGGTACTTGTGGGTGATAAAAGTAAAGTGATCCATAAGTCGCTTACAGATGCTTTAGAGGCGTGGTTTGAAAAAACACAGGAAAAAGCAGAGTTTCGTTTAGCTCCTTTAGACAGTAAACTTTATGTTATACGAAGTGAGGAAAAAGAGATTCAACCTGAACCAGTTAAACGCTTTAATCTTTATGGGGACCCTGAGTAACGGGTCCTCTTTTTTACATATTTATAATTATGAAATTAACTGATATTTTACGTGAAATTGAGGGGGATGAAGATGGAATGGGCCAATTAAAGGTTCGTTACGATCTTGCTGTTCAACCCGATGATTTAAATGCTGCTTTAGATGCTTTAAACGATACTAAAAATTATGGCATCTACGCACAAAACATGCGAGATCCAAAAGCTATTGTAAAAGCATTTGGTCCTTCAATTCCTGCACAAAAAGCAGGAGCTGCTTGGAAAGACTGGGATGAACGTTCGGAAGATGAAAAGGCATTCAAAATTATAGATATCAAAAATAGAGTACCTGAAGCATGGGCTGCTACTGAAAAAGAAGCAGAAGCAGGATATGAAAAATGGCAAGCAGAAGGGAACGATGGTAGCTTAAACGACTACCTATTTACCCTTTCAGGTAAGTCACTCCCAAAAAGTTTAGTTGGTACATACGGAAAAAATTACTACCCAATGAAAACACCAGACAATTTGAAAAAATATGCTGGTAAATTGGAACAAGATGTACATTATGTAGTAAAAGACGATAAAATCATTTTTCCTTCTACACTAGAAAATCCATATAAAACAAAACCATATTTGTCTAAAGTGTTAAAAACAATTATGGACAATGCTGATGTTGGATTTAAACTAGTAGATGTAGAACAAGACACAGAAGCACCTAAAACAGTTGAAAAACCACAAGCAGAAGCTGTTCCACCTTTATCTGTAACAGCAGATGATATGGATAAAATAGATAAAATCCGTAAAACGTTTCAAAAAGAAATTGGAGACGTTCCAACAGCAAAATACGAAACAGAATCTGTTGAAACACCTGAAGGTAGAAAATACAAACTTGTAGTAACAGGTATATCAAAAGATCAGAGACAAAAACTTTTAGTTAAAAAATCAACATTAAAAGAAGAAAAAGAATTTGACTTTGAAAAATATCAAATGTTAAGACGAGCTGGAATTATAAAATAATATGGACAATTTTGATTTAAAAAAATATTTAGCTGAAAACAAGTTAAATGAAGCTGAAGGTAATGACTTGTATTACACAGCAGGTGAAATGATCTCTCAAGTTGGTTTATTTACCCAAGAAAAAGCAGATGAACTAGAAGCTGAAGGTAAAGGAAACCTCTACCGTTTCTTTGACACCCCAGAAGAAAAATCAGAGTTGATTAAAATTTCAGAAGCATATCCTGCTTACCTAGCCACTACTTTAGAAAAAGCCTATATGAGATCAAAAAATATTTAACTTAAGAAGCTTGTCTATGACAAGCTTTTTTTGTATATTATGGTTATGAAAGAAAATACGTTATATGTAGAGCGTTTTCGCCCTACCGAACTCAAACATTACGTTGGAAACGAAAACGTTAAAGACACAATTCAAAAATACCTTGATCAAGGTGATATTCAAAACTTTATTTTTTACGGTCCTGCTGGAACAGGTAAAACTACATTAGCTAAAATCATAGTTAAAAACCTAGATTGTGATTACCTTTACATTAACGCAAGTGATGAAAATGGAATTGACACCATTAGAGATAAAGTAAAAGGGTTTGCAAGTGCTGCATCTTGGAAAGGTATCAAAGTAGTAATATTGGATGAAGCAGATTTTATCACCATTCAAGGACAAGCCGCTTTACGAAACGTAATTGAAACATTTTCACGCTCAACACGTTTCATTTTAACTTGTAACTTTATAGAGCGAATAATTGACCCTTTACAATCCAGATGTCAAGTACTTAAAATTGTACCTCCAACTAAACAGGATGTTTACAATCATTTAACTTGGATATTAGCGGATCAATTAAGTTTATCCTATACACCGGAAGATCTTAAAACATTGATTGTGCAATACTATCCTGACATGCGTAAAATGTTAAACGTTTTACAAATGTCTGTAAAAGACGATGCAATTGTACTTGATAAAACTGTTTTAGTAGCAAACAGCTACATTAAAGAGGTGTTAAAGGAGTTGATGGGTAATAAGAAATGGCTTACCATTCGACAAATTATAGCAGATAGTGGAGTTAAAGATTTTGAAGAATTGTATCGCAATTTATTTGAATATAGTTCAAAATATGCACCTGGAAAAGAAGGTATGGTTGCAATTATATTAAACGAGCACCTATACCAAGCAAATTTCAGAATTGACAAAGAAATTAACGTAATGTCAGCTATAGCTAAAATTATAGATGCAATATGAAATATTTTGCAAAATACACTCTTTCGTGGGTATCTCAAAATTTATCCGTACCTTTTTGGATGGTAGGACATATCCACTTGAGCACAAATGTTTATGCAGATATATATGAAATATTAGCTTCTGTTGGAATGAACATAATAGTTGCAGCAGGATTTATACACGACTTTATAGAATATAAAAAAGATAAAACAAATAAATAAAACATATGCAAAACAAACCATTTTATCTATCAGACGAGCACACTCGCTCATTCGGAGGCAAATTAACGGATTTTGAAAACCGTGATGAAGCTACAAAAGAAAAGAAACACCTTAAAGCATATCTAGCAGGTAAAAAAACTTATCAACATGGGTATGAAACAAAAAAGTTGGAATTTGGTACTCGAGTTATTGAACAACGTGTACCTGTTTTTCATGAAGTAAAAGAAATTTGGACACTTAAAAATCAAAAATAAAATGCAAAATCAACAACCACAAATGAGTATCGACTTCGCAAATACTATTTCAGTAGAAGGATTTAACGGAGGAAAACTATTCGGACAAGCCTTTATTATCCGTAGAATTTCTAAATTTTTAGTAGGGGCCGATGAAGATCAATTAATTCCAATCCCTGTTTTTTATGATTTAGAATCTAAAAAAATTATTTTAGACACTCTTCCTCCTGATATTAGGGAAGAATATAAAGATATGGCTTTAGATGTCTAAAAAACAGATAAAAGATATATGGGGGTGGTTAAATGAAATCACCCTCTATAAAACTCCTATAGAAAATATTTCTGAAGAATCGTGGGAGAAATGGAATTCCTATATGATACACCGATATGTATCGATGGATATACGTTACATTGAGCTGGTAAATTATATTCAAACCATTCCCTACGATAACAAACAACAAATATATCAAATTTATAGAGAGATGATCCCAAAAGCTAAAACATTCTTGAAATATGTCAAGACAAAAACACAGAAAAAACCAGCCACTTTAGTAGAATATGTAGCAAAACATTTTGAATGCAGTTTAGGCGAAGCAGAAGAATATATTGACATTTTAAGAGAACATGGCACCAGAAGAGTGTTATACGATATGGGATTAGAAGATAAAGAAATTAAAAAGTTATTAAAAGAATGAATAGAGAAATTAAGGTTACAGACTCAGTGGTTGACTCAATCATTGACCAGTTTGTTTCAAGAGCTTCATTTGGTAAAACAAAATATGGAGTTGATTTAGATCGTGAAGATTTAAATGTTTTGGAGTGGATTGAGCATGCTAAACAAGAACATATGGATGCTATATTGTACTTGGAAAAGTTAAAGAAAATTGTAGAGACAAAAGGTCTCTAATATTTATAATAAAATACTTAAAATATGACAAACGAGCAACTACGCATGCAAATGCTTTCAGGTATTATCACAGAAAGCGAATATAAAGCAAAAATATCTTTAAACGAAGGAGAAGTCACTGTTAAGGATGTAGAAGATAGGATTGAAATGTATACAAAACACATGGCAATGCTAGAAAAAACTCTTAAAACAGCACAAGATAAAATTGCTAAAGAAAAGAAAAAGGCAAAACCAAACCAATACAACATAGAAAAACATTTAGAAGATGTTGAATTTGCTAAAGACGAGATAAAAAAAGATAAAGCCGAAATAAAATACGATCAAAAACGTCTTGAAAAATTAAAAAAGAAAGAATCTTTAAACGAACACTACATTGCAGGTGGAATTGTTGGAATTGGAGCAATTACCCAAATACCACCCCGTGAAAAATCAGATTACGAATTAGCGTTTGAACATTTTTTAGGTGAGCGTTATTTAACTAATTTCGAAAACGGAGAACAAGATTTAGAAGAAGGTGGTGACGATGAAATGCCCCCAGCACCATCTCACGAAGAAACAGATGCTAACCAAGTATATGAAATGGAAGGTGAAGACGTTATGCCAAAATTTAGAAGAGGTGTTTTAAAACAACTTATAGCATATGCTGAAGAATCTGGTTCATCTAAAGAAGCAATCCAAGATCTTAAAGATGCTTTAGCTAGAATTGAATCCGAAATTGAAGCAGAAAAAAACAAAAAACCTCTACCTAGATAATATGAACCCAAAAGACACAATCAAACTAGACGTTCCATTGTTTATTCGTTTACTCGAATATGCTAGAGAAGACGCCCAAACAGACATGGACTTACACAATGTAGCTGAAAAAGCAATTTCCCTATCAGAAACAGGTAAAACATTAACAATGTCCGACTATGAAATGATTGTTGGTGGTTCTCAAGAAGAGTTGGATGAAATGAGAATTTGGCAAGTTAGAGCCGGTATTATAAAGTAAGATGGCAAAGGCAAGAAAAGAAGGGAAACCTAAACGCAACAGAGCAAATTTGGTAAAACGTTTAAAAACAATGGAACGTAACCAACAATTACTAGAGCAATACAAATAACATTTAGGACCGTTACAAAACTGTAACGGCGAAGCCTCCAACGTTCACTATCGTGGGGGTTTCTTTTTCCTTGGAATATTAATAAAGTTTTCATACATTTAGGTTATGTCAAAAAAGAAGGTTATACCTCAAATAGTAAAAGACGTTAGAGCTTTTAAACCAAAAGAAATTGATTGGGCTAATCAAAAATTGATCTCGTACTCTCAATTTTCAATGTACAACGAATGCCCTAAAAAATGGTCTTTACAATATGTTGAAGGGCATAAACAATTTACCTCTACCATTCATACTGTATTTGGAACAGCATTGCATGAGGTTGTTCAACATTACTTAACTGTGTTCTATGAACAAAGCAGTACTGCTGCTGACCAAATCAACACATCTGAAATGTTTGAAGACAAACTAAGAGAAGAATACACCAAACAATACAAATCAAACAACAAACAACACTTTTCATCCCCAGATGAATTAAGAGAGTTCTTTGAAGATGGAGTTGAAATTATAAGAGACTTTTCAAAAAACAAAACAAAACATTTCTCTAAACGTGGATGGTGGTTAATTGGATGTGAGGTACCTATTTCACTTCACCCCGATCCTAAAAAACCAAACATAATATATCAAGGTTATTTAGATATAGTTTTATATCACGAACCAACCAATAAAATATATATCCTAGACTTAAAAACATCCACTTCGGGTTGGAACGACAAGCAGAAAAAAGACGAAAACAAACAATTTCAACTTATACTTTATAAAAAATATTTTTCGGAGCAATTTAATTTTCCAATTGAAAATATAGAGGTAGAATTTTTTATTGTAAAAAGAAAGTTATTTGAAAGTGATGATTTTGTTATTAGAAGAATTCAAAAATTTAGACCCCCATCGGGTAAAGTCAAAATAAACAGAGCAACCCAAACACTCCAAAACTTTATAGATCAAGCATTTGATTTAAATGGTTATAAAAAAGTAGAGCATAAACCACAAGTAAACAATAATTGTAAATGGTGTGTTTTTCATAAAACTCATTTGTGCTCTGCAACCTATTAACATCCCCATATATGTATATACGATAACACAAAATTAACATATATGAGTGAAAAAAAACAGGTATTAACAAGTGTCAAAATAGACAACGAGTTATTTGAAAATTTTAAAATTGAATG